GAAAAAACTCTGTTCTCTTGTATGACAGAATTAGTTAATTCAGAAAGATTCATAGTATTTTCATATGAGTTGATACCACTGTAAATTTCACTCAACATGTTTGAGTCAAATTCAAATCCCAAATCACCTCCATTGAATATCTCAGTTCCCAAATTTAAAAAATTGTTAAATTGATTCCCATCTAAACTCATGTTGTTTGTGGTGTTGCTACCCATGAGTGTAGAATCAACATTAGAATTTATAAAATATGATGAGTTATTATTAGTATTATTAAACGCACTTCCTCTAACATTTCCTCCAAGACCTATACCATCAGCTGTCCCTGTGTAAGGAGCGGGTTGTTGATATCCTCTAGAACCACCATCTCCTACAAGTCCAATATTGTTAGTATTTGTAATATCAGTTTCTAGAGTGTCACCACCTGAGAAATTAAGGGCATTTGAGATTGTAGAAACTAATGATTCTAAAATGTTTGATGAAGTATAAGTGCTTGTTTCAGTATCACTTGCTTCTAATCTATTTGTAGTAGTTGCAAGTTTAAATGCTGATGTAATTGATTGTATATTGTCTCGTATTACTTCTGATGATTCTTTACTGGAAGGTTGTAACTTACTCATTAAGTCAACCAATGCAACAGCGGCTGCTTTCACTGGCAATCCAAGAGACTGACCAAATGCCTTCTTCAGCGTGTCATCTATCTTAAAGTCTGATTCAATACTTTGTGCTATATTTTTTTCTATACCATCATCTAATCCAACCTTATCAAGTCCCATACTATCAGGTCGATCTTGAACCATTCCTGCATTAGGTATAAGTCCCCCCGCAGCAAACTTTGGCATATTATAATTAGGTTCTTCATTTTTTGACTCTGTTGGAATCTTTGGTTCTGGAGTTTCGTACTTATAATTTGTTATAACCTCTGGTTGCCTTTTATTTGGGAACATGTCATTTAGAGGACTCAAATCAAAATATGGAGATTTTACAGGTTGAACTGTGGGACCTCCAACTTCATCTAACGATTGTAGTTTCTCACGTAATAAAAAATCTCGACGTACATCTTCTGAGTACATCGCTTGCATCATAGCAGTTCTATTCTCTAAAAAGTCAGATAGACCTCCTAAAGACTCATACAGATAACCGTGATCTAAATTCTCTTCCATTACCCAACTACCTCTCTAGAACCTTTTGAAAAGGGTTCAATTACAATATGATTTGAAATTTCACGATCCTTTTCGACCTCGAAAGGAACAGTAACGGTCTTTACTATAGGAATGGGGATAACAATTGGGATTGGATTTTCACTTCCTGTAGAAGATTTGCCACTTTGCGTAACAGGCATATTGTTTAACATATTCTTATCACCAGAAAATACAGGACTAATACTACTGTCTGCCAATACACTAGTGGTTTTCTTAATAGCTTGAGTGTTATCGCCAGGTATCCAATCGCGATTGCCAGGTTGCAACCACTTATCATTTGGTTCATTATTCCAAAAATCAAAGTGAACTGGATCTCGATCTCCCGCCCATTTGAATCCAAATTTATGTCCGTTCTTCCTCATCCATTCATTAGCAGGATCATAGTAGTTAATATCTACCGCCCAACCCTGTACGTGTGGAGACATATGAACTGCAGCAGGAGTATATACGTTAGAATCTCCTGCTTTGTTTCTGTTTATTAATTCTTGTTGTTTTTCTGGCGTTCTATATGATGATGTAACTGCACTTGGTAGGTCAACACCATCTGCTGCTGCAGCTGCCACTGCTTTTTGCCATGCTGACATAGTAGATGGGTTTAGGATGATTGGATTGTTATTAATATCCAACATCGTAGTGGGTGATACAGTATCAGATGCAAATATTGCACTACCATTCATAAGATCTAAATTTTTAGCAGCAACAGTCGTATCGAGTGCAGTAGTCAAATCACCACCTCCACCTTTAAACATACTTGACATACCAGCTAACAGTTCCAACCCTGCACCAGAAAGATCACCAGTCAAAACTCTCTGACCCGCAATTATCAATCCCGCAGCAAGTCCTTTCAAAGGTATGTTGTTCACTATGGTCTTCTCTAAATCTTTTATACCTAAGAGTTTAGCACCTTTTATAAAAATTTGCTTTGCTGTACCGATAGAATTTGTAAATGCCCTCTCAACAGGATTTTCCAAAGTTTCGTCGGTGTCTGTGGTTACACTACTTAACTCACTAGCAATTATACTATTAAAACTAGTCAACAAAGTATTGCTACCTGTTTCACTAGATGAAAATGGTTTCAGAGGTTGACCTAAACTAAATCCACTATTTGAAAGTTTTATACTAGTAAGACCAAATATTTGTTTTAATCTATTTGCTTCGTTGAGAACACTTGTTTTTGTTGATGAACTTGGTAGTAAATTGAGAAATCCAACCGAAGCTGCAATCATTATAGATGCACCTTCTCTATATACTGCTTCTATCGCTCTACCAAACTTAGATGCAGGGATGATAAATTCTGTCTCTCCACCTTCACCCACCAATACCGTTTGAGTGTTTTGAACGTAACCACCCTCAGCAAAAGCAGGAACAATTAATCTTCCTTTGTTTAATAAAGAAACCAGTCTTGCTATTATTAAAGGAGTTCCAACACCAATAGAAATTGCATCAGCAGGACCTGGTATAGGACTGTCTACTTGAGTACCCAAAATAGTAGCAGCAAGCAATGACATCAATATTGGATCAGACAAATTGGCTTGAGCTAATTTAACAAGTTGTTGAAAAGTTAAAGATTTAATTCCCTCTTCAGTTATTGTTTGTGTAGTAGTAGCTAGATCTCCAATGGGTGCGGGTTCGGGTTCAAAATCAATCGTTGTTTCTCCATCTCCTATTTCAGTGGCAAGAGCTGGTGGATTGACACCTCCAAGAGGACTCTGAACTAAACCTTGTCCTCCTAACAAACCTCCTAAAATTTGTTGAATTACTTCCCAAGTAATACCCAAACCTAACAAAATCTGCACCAGAACGTTGATTTGAACGGGATCAAATACAGGAACATCTACATAAACTGGATCAGTTTTTGGTGGTTTTGGTTTAGGAAAAGTTGGAAAAAAGAATCCACCAACAGGATCCTCTTTTGGTTTTAGTTTTTTCTTCCTATTGTAAATTGTCTGATTATATGTTGTATCTTCTATTCCTACGTAAAATCTATCTCTGTTTCTTAAATATTCAAAATACTCTAAATCTAAATCGACAAAAGATCTCACCGCAGAGTCAAAAGAGTCTGTAACTTTGGTAAAATGTTTTGTGTCTTCAAAATCCATTAGCGTTTGCGACGTTCTTCTTCTATCCTATCTCTTTCTTTTTGTAAATGAGTAGATAGTAAACTCACATATACTTCCCTTTCCCAAGGAATCATGTTCTCAATGTCTGTCAAGCTATATTTATGGTGTTGGACGAGAGAAAAATTGGTTTGATAGAATTTCATCAAGCCCTCTTCAAAGAGGGCTATACGAAAAAAGCTGCTAATCCTTGTAACACAATTTTATTTTCTACCTTCGTTTTAGGGTTTTTTACCTTCAACTCATGTTTTAAACTAGGCATAGTGTTGAAAAACTTCTGTATTTCTTGAAACTGAGAGTTAGTAAGAGTCTCTACCCACTCTCTTGCTTCTTCATAAGTAAATTTTCCAGAGTCATCTTCTCCAACATACACTCTTTTAATAGACTTGGCAATAAGATCATAAGGATCAACTTTTTTTAATGCAAAATTGACAGTTGCAAAGTAATCAAGGTCTGGATATCTCATTTCAACAGTAATATCATCACTTAATTTAATAATATTGGTGTGTCCTTTAGGAAAATCTACCTTAACATCATCAACCATAAATGATACATTGACCTCAGTTTCTTTATCATCAGGACATGTAACTTTTAATTGAATCTCTTCACTAATTGATCTAGCACGTATCTGTAAAAATAGATATTCTATATCAAATAGAGCAAGATCATCAAAAGACATCTTTGTTATGATACAATTCTTCAATACAGTCGTGATAGCATTAAGTATCTGTTCTTGATCATTGTTTTCTAGTGCGATGATTAGCACTTTTTGTTCCTTGACTAAGAAAGGACGGTATTTCACTCTCTTTTTTGTAGAAGGCACCGTCAACGTATACGTTGGCGTAACAATTTCAGGTAATGGCATAATAAGTTATAATTTAGATAGGATTTTTAAGTGTCTCTGGTAATCTTAAATGACTATACTCGTAGTAGAATCCAACACTGACTTTCACAAGTTGTGCTGCTGCAGCTGAGTAAGGTACAGATGACACAGTATATGGGTATGCTTTATATAGTCGTGCTCTCCAAGAGTTTGCAAGTTTGGGAGGTTTTGCCACGACATCTTGAGGTTTTTGACCTTCTTTTGGCACAGCTGGAGTTGGAATATTTCCAGAAGTATACTTTTCTAATTTGTTTATAGTAAGTTCACAAGCGTAATGATTATAATATTGTTGCACGAATACTGGTAATTTTGCTTCTCCAAAAATTTTCGTACCATAAAGTGAACTGACTCCCCTAACTGGTCTACTTCCAGTTATAAAATCTTGCCACGCCCGAAATATTTGTAAAGCTGTGGAATTTGCATCCATATAAAAACTAATATCTAATTCATTATATACCTTAGATCCAGCTATTTTCTGTGTAATTCCTTTATTAACTGATTTTACGTCAGTTGCTGAATATGTAACGCCAGGAAGTTGAATTTCATTACACACTAATTGTAACATAGTAGAAGTCAAATCTGATCCAGTGTTATCTTTTATGAATTTGTTGAGACCACCATCAACAAGTGGAGCAAATTCAAAAGAATATAAGTTAGATGCAGAAATACCACCTGTTTTCTTAAGTGTCTGTATAAAAGACCCTATGCCAGTAGGTGTTGTAGTTGTTGCCATAAATATTAGTTATGATATGACCATATCTTTATTTATGCCTAGTTATAAAGGAAAATACAGAGTAAGGAACTATAAAAAATATAAAGGTGATCCTACAGGTGTAGTATACCGTTCATTATGGGAACGAAAGTTCATGGATTGGTGTGATAAAACTCCTAGAGTTCTACAATGGTGGTCGGAAGAGATCGCTATTCCATACTATGATCCAGTACAAAAAAAGTGGCGTAGGTATTTTCCAGATTTCTGGGTAAAGGTTAAAGAAGCAGACGGAACTATAAAATCATATCTCATAGAGGTTAAACCTAAAAGACAGGTCGAAGGTCCTAAACCTCAGAAGCGTAAGACAAAAAAATACTTAAACGAAGTCTTTACTTACGCAACAAACCAAGCAAAATGGAAGGCAGCGAATGACTATTGCAACGACAGACTCTGGGAATTCAAACTCCTTACCGAGAGAGAGCTCAAGGTTTGACGAACTTATGTCTCAAATAAAGGGTAATAAGATAACACCTACAAAATTAAGAGACGAAATATTCAATATATTGTTAGATAATGCTACCGAGATACC